CTACAACTTAAGATCATATGAGGCGTAGGCCTCCTGCTGCGGAATGCGGCGTATATATCCCCCCGAAATGGCCTTTAAGGCCTGTTGCAGAGTTCTTTCAAGAGCTGGCAATACATGCATGTGATAGTAGGCCTTAGGGCTCATTGAATAGTCTATCTTTATTATTTCACTTTCGCATATATCACCCGCGTCGAGGCGCTCGGTGGCCCAAAACCAACACGCGGCGGTTATGGGCTCCTTACGCCTGTATGCCCACCTTAGTGAGCTCGCGCCACGGCCGTAAGGCAATGGGCTTGGGTGAAATATCAACGTGCCGTGTATCGGCTCGTTAATCTCGTCAGGGGAGAGCCTAAAGGTCAGTAGTGGGGCAACCGCTAAATCGCAGTAAAAATACCTACTATCATGCACGGCGTGGCCCAGCTTACGCACAACACTTAAGCTTGTCTGATACGCAGGCGCTCCCGGGTCGCCTATTACTTTTATAATCATTATACACCTCCAATATATTCAAATCCCTGTACAGCTCTGAAGTGGCCCCCAAAGCCGCCTGACTTACACTTTTCACCTTTTTTAACAGCGGCGTTTTGCAAGGTGTGAATGCTTTTAGCCTTGTTTGCAAACTTTAAAGCACCTGAAACCTGCACCCACTTTTTTGACCTTCGTAGTGCCTCGCATAACTGCGGGTGGCTGGTGTGAAATAGTGTTGTAAACCTATGGCCGTTGCGGCCATGGCCATCAAGATGTAAACGACAAATTTCGTTAAGAAAGGCCGTGCCAACTCCAATACCCTGCCACTCGGGCATAACGACCAGGCGTGTGGCCCTATAGTGGCCACCCTGGAACATAGGGCAAACGGCCAGGTGTGCGACTGGCTCATCGCCAACAAACGCAATGAAGTACTGAGCCGCAACCGGGTGCGGGAGGTCTAAATAATAATGCGGCTTAAAATAACTCCATTTTGTCCCCGGAACTCGGTAAATTGTGAGTTCAATCTGCGGGCGACGCCGAAGGCAGTCACGGTTAAAAAACCGCGCCTCTTTTGTGTCGTAAACCCAATCCGGTTGAAGCCACTCGGCCACGTCGTAGTGTGGCGTAAGTAAAACGACCTGCCCAGTGCCACGCCTCCAGCTTTTGGCAAATGCCGCCGCGCCTACTTTGGCAATTTGCCGGTCGATGACTGATGTAAATTCATCAATTACGGCTGTTGTAGGGCGGTCGCATATTAGCCTGGCTAAACCTGCCCTAAATTTCTCGCCGTTCGACAGCACATTAAACGGCCTGAGCCAAGCCGGAACATCGCCCAAGCCCACGGCGGCCAGTGATGCTGTAACGGCATTAAAGTCGCCGTGTGGGGATATTGCGTCAATAATGGGTGTGTTACCGGGCCAGTCTGCGTAAAGGTCATATAAGGGCCTTTCCGGCCAAACCTGAGCCCCAATTGATGTTTTACCACTGCCGGATGGACCAACTATTAACCCAATTTGCCATTGAGCGTTTTCAATAGGCAATTCAGTGGTGTGGCTCCAGGTGTGGCCATGCTCTGGGTTGAATAGTGATTTCACACGCTCGGCGCGGTAGCTGCTATAGTTCTGGCAGCTGTGATTAATTTCAATTTTCATACAGTTACTACTTTTAGCTCAAGACCATGGGCCTTGAGGCGGTTAAACAATTCGATTTGTTCGGCCTCACTTTTGCAGATGATTACAAGCCCGTAGGCGGGTTTGTAGGCGTAGGATTTTTTTTGTGGTTTACTCATTTTAATGTTAATTTTGTAGTGTCTCACACGTTATAAAATAAAAAAGTGCCTATACACTCCAAAGACTTTGAGGTCTTTGTCGTTGGTGTATAGGCACCTTTACTTTTCGGCGTCGTGAGACACGCCGCGAGGCCGGCAAAGGCCTCTATTTATTATCTAATTTTTAACTAAACTCAAAATGCTCTCCATTCTTCACTATGGTTGTAGTAAACGGCATATCACTTTCTGGCACTTGGGCAATCTGATCCATCAGAAAGTCGCTTCCTGTGAATATTATTGAGCTTACACCATCGATGATAACTTGTAATGTCATTACGTTGCCGCTTTTGTTTTTTGGGTATTTGCTTGCCTCAATTTTATAGTTGCTTACAACAATTTGTTTATTTAAAACCTTGACAATTTTAATTTTATCACCAACAAAATGTTGCTTCGTTGGCTTTATACCAAAGTCTTTAAATGATTTCATTGTTCGAAAAATGCTTTTATCTCGTCTTTCAACTCGCCCCGCAGTTTAATGAAGTCAATGTAGGCTTGTTCATACTTCGCGTCAAGCAAGCCTTCTTTTGCGGCATTGTAATCATTAATCAACTTACCCTCGATATTGATAGGCCACATAGCTGTTACCACAGCTTCGGTAACAGTTTCGCGTGTTACCCTGTTCCAAACAACCACCTCGTTGCATTGCCACATGGTTTTTTCAGGCTGGTCGCCGGTGGCTGGTTGTGTTATTGGCTCAATGTTCCACCGGTAAAGGTGACTACCATTACCAACGGCTTCAAGCTTAGGCGGCTGTTGGTCGTAATGTGCTTTTTGCATTATTTTGTAGTTTATTAATTAAGTTTATTGAATTGCAATGTGTTGCCCAACCCTGATAGCTACAAAACAATTGTTTGAATGTTTCAGGATTAAAGTTTTTGGCACGTTTTACTTTTCGTGCAAAGTTTTGCTTAATGCTTTTCCGCAGCTTTATGTGTGTGTGCCTGAATACATAACCAACAAAATCGAGGCCGCGCGATTCTAACGGAAACACCTGGTGATTGCTTTTGATTTCGAGCTTCAGGCTGTCGCGCAAGTAGGCTCTCATTTCGTTGAGCAATGTTTGCAAAAAGGCTTTGTCGCTGTGCAAAACAACTATATCATCAGCATAGCGGAAATAGTATTTTACGGACTTGGTTTCTTTGAGCCAGTGGTCAAAATTCGACAAGTAAAGATTTGCCATGTATTGCGATAAATAATTACCGATAGGCAAACCCGGTGCACTTTCAATAATGCCATCGAGCAAGTTAAGCAATTGTGGGTCTTTGATCTTTTGCCTTACTATCTCTTTTAATATTTCGTGATCAATGTTTGGATAGTATTTTCTTATATCTATTTTCAAGCAATAGACTGTGTTTTCCTTATCGCTTAAGGCTTTTTTTACATCATAAAACGCTCCGTGTATGCCCCTGTTTTTTACACACGAATAGGTTTGTTTAATTAATGTTGATACCCATATTGGTTCAAGCACGTTCATGATTGCATGGTGCACAATACGATCGGGGTAATATGGCAGGCGGTAAATAGTGCGCTCTTTGTTATTATCGGCGATGATATTAAAAATGTGATATTTACCTGTTTTATAACTCATTGTTTTCAGGCTTTCATGAAGCGCGTAAATATTGGCATCTGCATTGCGGCAGTGCCTCACAACACCGTATGATTTTAATTTGCCTTTTCGGGCGCGCTCATCGGCAAGCCTCAAATTTTCGAGGCTTATAATCTTTTCATACAAATTACCATACCGCTTCATAACTACACAATTTATTTTGCTATTCGTACTTAGCGTCTTCTACTGCCGGGGCAGATACCAACACCGTTTTGAATGTTTCGTTTTTTGCCAAGAGGCAAGGCCTTACCTTTCGTGGTTTTTACACCAAAATAGCATAGCTGAGACCCGATATTCGCATTCGTATTCGCAGGCGAATTATTCGAATTCGAGTAACCGAGCCCTGCATTCGCGCCATTATTCGCATTGCCGCTGAGCAGGAGGGTCGAAAAGTAACAACCTGTAAATAAATTAAAGAACTATCTTTTTTTTAACCGCCCGAGTGCCGCCCTGCTTAAGCAGAGATAAAGCAAAGCCGAGACCCGATAAGCGCAATCGCAGACGCCGGCGAATCAGCCGAATACGAGCAACCGAGCCCCGCAAGCGCGCCAGAAAGCGCAGCGCCGCCGAGCAGGAGGGTACGCAGTGCAGGTGCAGATGCAGGTATGTTTTGATACCAGTAGTCACACCAGAAGGTGGTTGACCCGCCGCCTGTGGCGATTAAAGGCACAAGATGCCCTGGTAGCATTTGTTTGATATAACCATCAGCACGCGGTGCGATACCTATATCAGTCATGTTATTATAATTAGCGTCGTTCCAGTGCGCGGGGTTTTCACTAACATAAATCCTGTGCGTGGGGTCGGCATCGGCTGCGTGTGCGGCCCTTATATTAATACCATCAACATTTTTCCATCCGTGGCCAAATACCTGTTCAATGCCCCTGTAGCGGTTGGCAAATGTTTGCAGACCGCTGCCGGCATTATAACCTGCGGGCATAATAAATGAAACTTCGCCGGTGCCGTTGGACAAACTATCGGTGTAGCCGCAAGGCACGAATAGATAATAAAGATTCCATGCGTTCCAGTGCGTGCCGTTTAAATTCGTAACTCCATTCCCTAGTCCGCCTTGCCGATAGCCATTCACATCAAGGGCGGCATTGTAAGCCTTCTGGCTGTTCAATGTGGCATATTCAACTGTAAACAACCAGGTTATTTTCCAATGTGCGTAGTAGTTATACATTTCCCACCCTGCACCACGTGCGCGGGCATAGGTTCGGTAATTAGTTCGCGAAAGTGAAGTGGCTGCCATTCCTAACAATGTGCGGTCTTCAGCATCCCAAGCGGCATTGTTGTTTCCGCCGCGATAGGCCGCGGTGGTGTTTTTAACCGAGCTAAGCACGTTATCAGCGCGCCTTACAGATGCCTCATAAGCACTTACATATTGAGGTTTGGAATAGGTAAAGCCCGGCAGCTCAAACTGGCTTATTTTAAAGCGCCAGGTTGTGCCCACAAGCTCATATTTAAAATAAAAACCCGGCACATAAACCATCACCTGCCCATCGGTGCCATCCAGAACGGAAGCCCCTCCGTTAATTTTTTCAGCCCAATTAGCAGGGTTAAGCCGGTAGGCCTCCACGCCATTGTCGGCAAGCACACAGCCGTACATACCATTTTGAATAGGAAGCTCGCGGTGCAAATCGCTGTTACCAATCCGTGTTCCATCAGGGCTTGAAATGGTGGTGTCAAACTGCACACCGTACCACAAAGGATATGTGCCGGCTGTGACAACAAGGCTTTCAACATAATCTTTATCGGCGGCCACAGCCACACGGTCGGCGGCGGTGGCAACCGCATCGGCATTTGTGGCTGCGACATCTAGCCCCGTTTGAACACGATCTGCCGCCGTGGCTACTTTATCCTCACCCGTGGCAACGCGGTCTGAACCGGTCTGAACACGATCTGCAGCTGTAGCTACTTTATCCTCACCCGTGGCAACGCGGTCTAAACCGGTTTGAACACGATCTGCAGCCGTGGCTAATTTATCCTCACCCGTGGCAACACGGTCTAAACCGGTTTGAACGCGGTCGGCTGCGGTGGCAACTGCATCGGCATTTGTGGCAACAACATCGAGTCCGGTTTGAACGCGATCTGCAGCTGTAGCTACTTTATCCTCACCCGTGGCAACGCGGTCTGAACCGGTTTGAACGCGGTCGGCTGCGGTGGCGGTTGCGTCAGCGCCGGTTGCGGCTACATCAAACCCGGTTTGAACGCGATCAGCCGCGGTGACGGCCGCGTTGGCGCCGGTTGCGGATACATCAAACCCGGTTTGAACACGGTCCGCAGCGGTGGCGGCTGCGTCGGCCGCTGTTTGCACCTCAAGGCTTTCAAAAACGTCTTTCAAAAGCTGATTCATTTCAGGGCCTTCGGTAAGCTTGTCGCTACCCACCAGGCTGTCAATTTTTTCGTAAAGGGCGGTTGGGTCAAGTGCCATTTTATTACGGTTTAAAGGTTATTTAAATCATGTTTATTCAACGGTTAAATAAAGCAGCTCGGTAAACTGTCCCTCGGTCACGTTCATGCGGTCGTGGTAGCTGATACCATTTTCGAGCATCCGCGCACGGCTATTTTCGAGGTCAATGTACGACAGCGCGAGCGACGGAACACAATCTGAAAGCTGTGTTTGATAGTTCATGCGCTTAAGTTTACTTAGCTCGAGCGTGTGCCGCATACGCATAAAGTTGAGCGAGCGCTGCGTTGCATAGCCGGTGCGGTTCCATAGCGATGTGAAACCGCCGGCGGCACTAAACAGGCCATAGTTGTATATGTTTTGCTTGTTCGTGACGTCTTCAAAATCACCGCACAAAAACTCAATTTCATCCTGGACCATTCGCCCGCTTACGTTTGCATTTACCAGGGTGCCACTAACGCTGTCATCATAGTTCATGCGGTCTTTTGTTACAACGCGTACCTTCACATTTGTGAAAACGGTGTCTACAATATCGGTATCGGTTGTGACCGCCGCATACAGGCGCACCGTGAGTGTGCCCGACATGGGTATGCCATAGCTGTATACTTTCCAGGTTTTTACTGATTTACCAATTGCGCCTTCCTCAACAGTTTCGGCGTCAACAACACCGAAATTGCCGGACGTGTCAATGTACACGCCTATACGCATTGCCGGGTCAAGTAGCGGTATATTGGCGAATTGAACCCATAGAAGGCCGGCCTCCTGGTCGTCGTTAAGATAGCCGTATAACGTCTGCGTGTATGGTACGTCCTGCAGATACAACACCATGTACAAAGGCGCGGCTTTGCGCGTACCCGATGCGCCAATCAGGCCATAATCAACACTAATTTCAAAGCACTCGGTTGACTGTTTAACATCAACAAATGTTTGTGTTATGTATTTAGTCCACAGATATGACGGTCCAGGTGTATTACGAACATTGTTCAACTTTACAAGCCTGAGGTCTTTTTTTTCAAAGCCTCCATCAATTGCGGCAATTGTACAGTCGTTAGCTGTCCAGCTGTCCGTTCCTGATTTAAAATCACCATTCAGGATTAAATTTTTAACCAGCGCATTTTGCTGAATAAAGGGCTGCGCCTTCACCGGAGGAAAATACTCAATGTTCAGGTGACTCTCAAACCAAAAGTCGTCGCGCTCAGCCGCTACCGTGGCTGCGCTGCCCGTTGGTGGCACAAGGCTAAATTCATCGAGCATGTAGTTTGTGTAGGTAATCAGGCACCATTTGCCGGCGCGCTGTAATAAACGGCAGCCGTAAAATAGGCCCTCGATCACCTCACCAATTTTTTTGCCTTCAAAAGCGCGGGTGTCAATAAGCAGGTCTAAAAAAGGAACTGAAAGGGTGTTTTGCCAGTCGATCGCACTGTGAAGCTCTAAACCGGTGCCAGTTAAAGACAGCGCGCCAGTGAGCCAGCTTTTGAGGCTTCGACGCTGGTCGCCCACAACTGCTGACGCCTCGAGACCGCACGCGTAGGTGAGCAGGTCTGTCGCAACAAACTGCATTGGAATTGGTGTGCCATCCGGAACCCGGGCCTCGTTATATTGATCCGCAACGATATAGCCGGCCCAGAACAATACATCATCTTTAAAAATATGCACCAGGTTGGCAAAAACATATGTACTGAATAAATCAGCAAATTCTGCCTCGGACGAGGCATAAAAGCTGATTGTTGCTGTGCTGCCATATACCACCGGCCAGTTTTGTACACCCTGGTCGCCCCACTCAATTACAAGAGGGTCTTCCCGCGCTTCGCACACAACCGGGTCGTCTTTATATTCATATTGCCACACCTCGATGCGCGTTTGCGCGCCATTGAAGTCCTGGTATTCAATTTTTAGCCTTATGTCTCTTACGTCAGCCATCAGATTGTTCTTAAAGCTAGTTTTTGATCAGCGCGGCGCAGCAAAACGCGAAGCTTGTCGCCGTCGATATATAAGCCATCTTGCACCAGGTTAACGGCCACCTGCATGGCCCCACCCTGATTAGTTGCCTTACGGTTAAGGGTGTGTCGCGGATCGTCGCGCCGGAGCACCTCCTCGCCCGAGTTTGCACGAATGAGCATTTTGTCGCCAATGAAACTGTTGCCGCCTATTACACCCCCCGTTTCAAAGCGCGGAATAGCCGCAAAAATTGAAGCAACAGCGGCAACCGCTCCGAACATAGCCACCAGCGAAGCCGGGAAAGGCATTTTTGCGGCTCCCGCAACCGCCGACGCCGCCGCCTCGCCCTGCTTGGCCGCAATGATACTGCCAGAGCTGGCCATTTGCGCGGCCGTGAGTGCACTTATTTGAGTAATAATGACGGGAATTTGCTCAATTGCCGTTGCAAAAAAATTGAACCAGGAGCCTGTAGCCTGGTCAAATGCACCGGCTATGGTGCGCAGGCTACCGGCGGCTGATGAAGCAAGCTGCTCATAGCTTTGTGCAAGTCGCTCGTTTGCCTGTATTTTAAGTTCAGTGATCTCGAGGTCTATCTCTGTCGTGCGCTGTCCGTTAATTGCCGCAAACTGCATCATTGCCTCCAGGTGGCGGAGATCCTCTGCCTCGAGCAGCTGGTTGTAGGCTTGCGCGTCAACCAGCCCGGCCTCGCGCTGTTTTGCAATTGCCAGGCGGCGCTCGTTGTGCGTTTCCTCTGCCAGTTTAACAATATCAATGCCGGCGGGGCCCATATCGTAACCCGGATCAAACTGAACAGCCGCTGCGCCTTCTTTTGCCGCGCGGGCAAAGCTTTTACCGTAGGCGAGTCCGGTGGTGGTTGCCGCAGTTGTGGCGGCTTCGGTACTCAAAATTATTTGTTCAACCTTTTCTCTTTTGCCCATTGCATTTAAAAATGCTCTGACAAAATCTTCACCAGCCGCTTTTCCGGAATCCTCCCAAGTTTGAGCTATATCATCCCATCCGCTTTTTAAAGTTTCTGCCGCCAGTGAATAAAATCCAGTTGAAAAAAATGTATATGCTGTACCTAATGTTTTTAATATATTACCTACCTGCTTCAATTGATGAAACATATAAGTAAAAGTAGATTGAACTGAGAATTTTATCATTTCTATACTGAAGCGAAAAAACTCACTTTCATTATATAAATCAATAAAATAATTCGTGACTTTAACAATTTCCTTAATTGAGGTATTTGCCCATTCAACCATTGTTATTTTAAGCCTTAGCATTAAATTGGTTGTGTCGCCAAAAACCTGAGACGCAACTGTATGAAAATCGGCCAAGGTGTCAGTATATTTTTTTTGCAGCTCCGCAGCTTCGCCTGCGGTGGCCATTACTTTCGCAAGATCGGTTTCCATTTCATGCAGGTTTCGTATAAACTGCACGGCGTCTTCGCCAGGCCCCCCGAAAATGTCGGCCAGGGCGGTGCCCACCTGCGGCGCCTGCGCGGGCAGGGTGCTCAGCTGTCTGCTCACGAGCTGCATCACCTGAAACATGCTCATATTGCCCGAGCTGATTGCCTGCTGTATCCGCGAGCTGCTTAGGCCAATTGCGTCGAGTGCGTCGCGTGTGCTCTGCGTCATTTCGCGCAGCCTGATGCTTCCTTCCTTGATTGCGTCAGCTGATTTGTCGTTAAACACACCCATTTTGTTGCCTTCTGCGATCACGGCAACCATTTGCGCGGCCTCGAGTCCGGCCTCCTTAAAATGCGTACTGTATTCTGATATCTGCTGCAGGAAGTCGCCCTGAAGGTTTGCCGTTGTGGCAAAGCCGGCATTCATTATATCGAACGCCTGCCTGTTGTTTGCTCCAAAAGTGGCCATGAGGGCGTTCGATGCGCGAAGGGTGGCGTTTACGTCCTGATCGTAACTGTCGGCGATTGCCTTCACCTGCCCGGTCATATTATCGAGCGCGGCGCCCTGCAGGCCTGTAAGCTTACTGATTTCGCTTTGCACCTTACCAATTTCGCGGGCGTAGTTAGCAACTGCCATGGCGGCGTCTTTGATCTTATCGGCTGCAAACAGCGCGCCTGCCGCAACAGCCGCGCCTTTCATCAGTGACTTAAGCCCGCCTACCTGGCCGTTAACCTGGTCGGTTTTGCCTTTAAAATCAAGTATGTATCTATACGTTTTATCAGCCATTTTGCCACTTTCGTTTTAACTGTTCAAACCGCTCGCGTGTACTTGGTTTCGCGTTGTCCAGCTTCAGCCGCTTGATAGCATCATCGCCGGGCAGCTCGATCAGGTCGAACACGCTTATTTTTTTTGCCGCCGGCGGGGCCAGCGTGCGCCACACCTGCCACCGCGCTACCTGCCAGGCGAGCTCCTCATCGCGCCTCACCTGCGCCTCGCGCTGCTCGCGGAAGGCCCTCAGAGCCTCAAAAAATTGCCCCGGGGTGAGATCAAGAAAAGTACTCAAACTCATCCCCATCTGCCCCAGGGCGATTCCTATTTGCTCATCGAGGCTTAAAGGCCTTCCTGTCCCTCCCCCAAGCCTGGCTCTTCATCTTGGCCGGGCCCGGGTTGAGGGTTCGGAATTTTTGTCTTTGCTTTTTCGGCGTCGCTGAGCAGGCTCCAGGCGCGCATCACATTGCTGTCGCCGACGTCTGATAAATCAATGAACTGGTCAAAAGAATACCTGAAGGAGATGTCGGCGCGCTTAGCGCAGTCGCGGAGTTGGTAATACACGCTTGCAAACAGGGCCCCTATGTCGCCATTTTGCAGCTGCTCAAACGTGTAACCCGCCATTTGCAGGTCGTAGGCCCCGCGGTTTGTGCGATAAAAAGGCCACGCACTTCCGTCAAATTTCACTTTTGCTACTGTAGTTTGTGTCATATTGCTGTGTTGTTAAACTGAAACGGTTTTGATTTCAATTGCCCCGGCGCTCTGCAAAGTGCAGCTGATCGTGCTGTCGGCATCAACCGCATCGTTTCTGTCGATGCTTTCGATGAGGAAAAGCCCCTCAACATATTTGTCTCCGGCTACCTCTGCAACCTCTGCAGTTTTTGCGGTTACGTCGGCCGTTGGCCTGCCCGAATATTTTACCGTGACGGCGGTGCTGGCGATCTTAAGGGCCAGCAGATCGTGAAAGCCATAACCGTCATAAGTCTGCAGCGCATTGATTGTGATTGTTGCCTCCTGAACGCCTGCCTTGCGGCCCTTAAACGGTCCGGTTTGCTTCGTTACCCGCTCGCGCAGGTTACTTTTATGGCTCTGTGTGTGCTCAGTTGCGTGGGCAACCGGTGTCCATGTTGGCGCTTGTGTGGTGCCGGTGTTGATGTACACCATGATGTCGCCCCCGTTAACAATTCCTGTGTTTGGCATGACTATAAGACTTTAGTTAATGATTTATAAATTACTTTAATTAAGAACAATACAATTGAAAACACACCCACACAAATCAGAAGCAGCTGATACCACTTGAGCCGGTTCACTTCGTAGGGTACGGGCACTTCGACCGGCACCTGCTCGCGGAACACCGTGTCAGTAACGTAAACAGTTATCGTGTCGCGGATGGTACGCAGGCGATAGATGATTTTGCCTTCCTCGAGGCTAAAGTTGCTCTCGAGGCCTGGCGTTTTTATTTCGTCGAGCGCGCGCAAAACAACCCGGTTAAGGCTGTCGCATTCAAGCAAGGCGCGTAGGTTGGCACTGTCGGCCGGTATTACTACCATTGCCGGGCGCTCCCGGACAGTCGTTTCGCTATTTACCGGCACATATCGCACCGGCGGTTTAGCGCCGCATGAGGAAAGAAATATCAATAATGCGATGATTAATGTGTGTTTCATTAAGGTTTAATTAGGCTTTTTAGCTCGTTGATTTTTTTGAGGAGGCCGGCATTTTCGCCTTTAAGCTGCTGCACCTCGATCTGTAGCTCATTTACCCTGCTCATGAGGTTTGCGTTTTGCGCCTTTACCTCAATAAGTTCGTTTAGTGTGCGTGTGTAGTTTTCAGTCAGCAGATTAATCGAATTTTGAAGTTCGCTCAAAAAGTCGTTGTTTCGCTTGCGGCGGCTTACCAGCCAGGTTACCGCACTTGCAACTGACCCGCTGCCGAGTATCGTAATGATTGTGTCAATCATGCATCTAGTATTTGAACATTGTCAAAGGGTCAATCCAATCGCCGTTTTGCTTCACCGTAAAATGCAAATGAGGCCCCGTGGTGCGTCCTGTATTGCCCGATGCCGCTATATGTTGCCCCTGCGCCACCGGCTCATTCCACGCTGCATAGCGCTTGCTTAAATGCGCAAAACCAAAGCGTGTTCCATCAGGGGTTTCGAGGGCCATGCATAGGCCGCCTTTTTCGCTGTCAAACAGCTCTGTAATTTTACCGTCTGCAGGTGCTAACACCGGAGTGCCCACCGGCGCGGCGATGTCGATGCCGTTGTGAAAACCTTTTACCTTAGTGACAGGGTGCACCCGCTCGCCAAATTTGCTTGTGAGCTTTCCGTTGATGGGCTTTGTGAGCTTTTTCATCCTTCTGCTTTTTTAGGTTTATTTTTTTGAAAAAGCCCCCGGCGCTAAGGCCGGGTGCTTAATCAGAATGATGACACACGAACAGTGTCTTATCATGCCGCCTCAACCAGAACCACGGTTCCTTTTTCGTCAGCACGAACAGTTTCAGCGCCAAAGCGTTTCCAGGCCTCGAGCAGGGTTCCACCGTTCATTCCTGGCGCATTTGGAGTAATATTCACGCCGGCTGGCGCATCGCCAAAGCATACATATGCTTCGTGCCAGAAAATGCTTGCCGGGCGGTCGGTGGCTGCTGTTGCAACGTCCTCGAGCTTAGCTCCAGCGGCGGTCATAATCACACCGATGTGGCCATTACCGTTGAACCTGCTCATGATTTCGATGTTTGCAATTTTGCCCAGGATGCCCTTTTCCAGCTTGCTGGTAACACCCAGTTTGTCGTAATCAACAAATTCGGCAAGGGCAAGCAAATCGGCGTACACGTCCTCAGTTACGAGGCCAAACATTTGACCCGGCATGTTGAAGATATTGCTTTTGCGCAACACCTTTGCAACGCTGATCATGTCAGCTTTAGTAGCGGCCTTACGGGTGCCCGTGACTCCCTCTACCGAGCTTGCGCGTCCGGCTCCGGTTGTGGGAATGATAAGGCCGCTTGTGGTCGGACACCACTGGTATGCAGCCCAGTCAGCAATTTTAGTGCGAATTTGTGCCGCCTGCTGCTCCTGGTGGTTCTGGCGCTTGCTGTAGTTGGTCACAATTTCGCTTTCGTTTGTGATAAGAATACCGTCGGCCCAGAAGGGATACATAGTACCTGTTTTTTTGCCGTCAGTTGCAATTTTCACCTGTATGGGCAGCGTTTTTGGCTCGCCGCGATGTGCCGTTGCGGGTGTCGAAAGCTGCGGGATTTCAAAGCTGCCCGCGTCAGCGGCCTCGCTTATCCTACGCGCTTTGATCCAGAATGAGTTGTTAGGCTCAAGAAGTTTAGCCACCTCACCGGTGTATACTACTTTGCTAATTTCAGACATTTTATTGGGTTTTTTGGTTAGTCGATTTGCTCGCCTTCGGCCACAAACTTGCTGCCGTCGTAGGTGAAGCTTTTTGTTTTTGTTTTGCCGGCAACACCTGTGATGGTTGCGCCAGTCATACCGGGGCCGAACGCTGTTGTTTCGGTTCCGTCGGTCTTTGATTTCACGAACATCCTTGCGCCTACGGGCACTTCGCTGTCGATGGTGAGGTTGAGGGTGCGGTTGCCAGTTGCCGGCACGGTGACACCATCGATGATGGTGACGGTGTCAACGATGGTAAGGGCCTGTGCACCGGTTGCGGTGAGCGCAATAGTCTGCGCATCGTCGAATGGGAATCTGATTTTTTCAGCCATTTTATTTAAGGGGTTTGGTTACACGAATTTAGCTTCGTACTCGGCCTTCAGTTTATCAAACTTAGCCTTGTCGGTTGATTCCATCTGGGCAAGTGCCTGTGGATTGTTTTTTTGATACCAGTCCCAGTCGCGGGTGTCGGCCCCGGCTGCTGCCTGTTGGTCCTGCCTGAGTGCACTGAGCTGTGCGATGAATTCGCTCAAACGCGGGTTTGTGTTGCCCTTAAGCGCCGCCGGGTCAATATTGACGAAATCAGCAAACAGGCCGGGGTCTTGTGTGGCAAGGCGCTGAAATCCTGCCTCGGTTGCGTCGGTGATCACACCTGCGCCTTTAGCAACTGCAATGAGCTTATCAACCAGCTTTTTGTTAACCGCGTTGAGTGCGGCAACCGCATTGTTGTGCGAGGTTTCGAGCTGATCAACTGCTGCCATAATAGCCGCTTCGTCGGCTGTGGCCGGAAGCTTCAATTTTGCGATCAGATTGTTCATTTTATGATTATTAGGGTTAAAAGTTTCTTTTGTGAGCATTGCAGCTATGGCTGTGTGATCAAGCGCCATAAGCTCGCGTTTGCGTCCGGTTATAATCACCTCGTCAACCAGTTTTGCCGCTGCCGCCTTGTCGGCGGTTAGCCACAGGTCTGTTGTGGTTAACATGCGTTCCACCTCCGACGTTTCGATGCCGCGTTTGGCGAGCATCTCAACAAGCTGTAAGCGCAGCACGGCAAGTGCTTTTTTATCCTTTGCACTGAGCTTTGTAACAGCCTCGTTGTCCTCGTTGACATAATAGGGCGAGTGTAGCATCAGGCGCGCAAAGTCATTCATTGTAACGCGGTCGGCGGCTGCCACGAATATAGCGCCCATCGAGGCGGCGATGCCTTCAATATGTAAGTGTATGTGGGCTGGCGCCCCCATCATCGCGCTAAAAATCGAAAGTCCGTGGCTGATCAGCCCACCGTCACAGTTTAGCCTTACCTTAACGGTGTCGTAGTTGTTTGCCAGGTAAATCAGTTCTTGTGCGAAATAATGGCCGTTAATTTGACCCTGCTCGTTACCAAGTGGGCCAAACAGTAGCATTTCGGCCTGTTTTAGTTCGCGGTTTACAATTTTACCATGCTTAAGCTCCATGTTGGGTGCGTTTGTTGTGGCAAAAATGACTGCATAATTTCATATAGTCAATTAATATGGAATCCCATTCCTGGAATTATGTAAGCATTTCTGGAAATTTTCTTTTTTAAGAAATCATATTGCATTTTTGGACAAAATCTACATTATGCTCGACAAACACGCAGCAATACGCACCCTATTCAACGCAGGTTATGAGCAACGCGATATTGCCCGGATATTACGCCTCACTGAGGCAACGGTGAGCAAACACGTTGCCAAGGGCAATATGAAGCGCAAACGCATCGAACACAGCATCAACAGGCAAACAAGCGAAGAAAACGCACTTGCGGCCCTGGCGTATCAAACCAAGGTACTGCGCATGATCAGCGAAAAGCTCGAAAGCGAGCTCAAAGAGGACATGAGCGTGAGCGAAATGGCCAGCAAGCTGATCCCAAAAGGCGAAATTGACGCAGTGCAAAAGCTTTTCACCACGGTAAAAGGCCGCGAGCTCGACTGGAGCGCCATGGTGCAGATATTACGCAACCTCATGGCCTACGTCAAAGAGGAAGATATTGAGCTTGCGCAGCGCCTTGTGCCTATTATTGACGTTTACATCAACGAAAAGCGCCGTATTGGATGAAGACTGCAGGCTGGAACATAGCCGAAAAGCGGCAGTACGAGGCCTGGATGAAAGAAAAACAGGCTATCATCAACACCAACCCTGTTGCCAGGGAGACCGAAACAGAGCAACAGGCAAGCATAGCGCGGGCAAAAACTGATTTTGTGTTTTTTGCAAGGCGCTATTTCAGTCACCTTGCCGGGAGCGACTTTGCTTATTTTCACAAATCTGCTGTGCAGTATATTGCGCAAAACCCCGACATGCTCGGTGTGCTCGAGTGGCCCCGCGAGCATGCAAAATCAATTATTGCAGATGTAATGGTTCCCATGTGGCTCAAAACACGCGGCGAGCTCACAGGCATGATGATAGCTAGCGCAAACCAGGATAAGGCCAGCACCCTGCTGGGCGACATTCAGGCAGAGCTCATGTTCAACAAACAATACGAAGCCGACTACGGAAGCCAGTATTCGTTAGGCAACTGGCAGGACGGCTATTTTGTTACTGCCGACGGCCTGGGATTTTGGGCCTTTGGCCGTGGCCAGAGCCCGCGCGGAACACGCAAGGCCGACAAGCGGCCAAACTATTGCGTTGTGGATGACATTGACGATGCTGTGATTGTGCGCAACAAGGCCCGTGTGCTGGAGGTAGTTGACTGGATTTTAGGCGACCTTTACGGGGCTATGCCAAACAAGGCCAGCCGCCTGATTATTGCCGGAAACCGCATTCACAGGCACTCGATACTTGCACATATGGTCGGTGATCTTGAACCAGGCGACCCAAAGCGCGAGGGGATTTATCACAGCAAGGTATTCGCTCTTGAGAATCCTAACACCAGGGCGAAAGACATGGGCGAAAAGGGCGCGCCTGCATGGAAAGAGCGCTACAGCCGCGACGAGATCATTAAAAAAATGACCAGGCAGGGAAGCCGGATCGGTCTGCGCGAATTCTTTCACGAGCACATTGTTGAGGGCAAAATATTCCGCGAGGAGCATCTGCCCTGGATACAGGTTCTAAGCCTGAATGATTATGACGCCCTGATCACCTACAATGACCCGAGCTACAAGGGCACGGTTACGAGCGATTACAAGGCTATTGTGCTTGTTGGACGCAAAGGCAGATATTACGACATCATTGACTGCTTTGTGCGCCAGTGCAGCACCGGCGAGATGGTGCGCGGTCATTATAACGTGGCCGATCAAGTACCGGAGAAAAAGGCCTGCAGGCACTATATGGAAGCAAATTTCATACAGGACTTAATGCTTGAAGAGTATTGGCGCGAGGGCGAGCGCAGGGGCAAGTTTTTGCGCATCAGGGGCGACCACCGCAAAAAACCCGACAAAGAAGCCCGCATTGAAAACCTTAGTCCCTTTACTGAGCAGGGTTTTGTGCGGTTTAACAAAGACTTGAAGCACAGCCCCGATATGCAGCAACTGCGCGAGCAGTTTACCGGCTTCCCCGACGCGCAACACGACGATGGCCCTGATGCCGTTGAGGGCGCCGTGTATCTGCTAAACCAGCGGGGGGGCGAAAAACGTGGGGGCAAAAGCGGCAAAATAGTGACCGGAAAACCAGTTAACAGCAGGCGAAGGAGCGCCTAATCACATATGAGCGCAGTAAAACAGACTGTTTTTATCGACCAAACAAAAGACTTTAAAGGCTTCATTAGCGACCGCGTGTTGGCGCAGCTCAACAATCAATACAACAGTGAGCTTGTGAACGCCGAAAACATGGCAATCGGCATGGTGCGCGATGCATGCGGGTCACGCTACGACATAACGGGCGAGCTGGGTAAGACCGGACCCGCCCGCAACGCAACCCTGATCAGGTGGATGGCAACACTTACGGCCTATCTGCTATACGGTTCGATTGCAGACAATGATATTCCCGAGCGTGTGGTAAAAAACTATGATGACGTGATGGGCGAGCTAAGGCAGGTTAACGCGGGAAAGGTGAGGGTGCAACTCGACCGGATCAGCGACAGCACGGGCAAAAAAACCAGGTTTCAATTTGGAAGCGAAACACGCCGCGAACACAACGCCTTTTAAACTGATTTAAAAACCCCTTTAAATATGACTAAAAAACCAAGCATTTTAGAGCGGCTGCTCGATAAGTTTGCACCCATACCGCCCACAAAAAGGCGCAAAAACCAACCCCCGCCCCTACAGCCTGACAATATAAATCGGATCGGGCTAACGATCAGCAATCTGAAGGAGGCTGTTGACGCGGCAGAAGACGCCTACAACCCAACGCGGAACGACCTGCAGCTGTTATACAAGCAGGCGCGCAAAGACAGCCACGTTGAAAGCCAGTTTACTATCGCCGTTAATAAGGTGCAGTCTGTTCCTTATATAATATGGCAGGGCGACACCGAAAACGACGATCTGAAGTATTACTTCAAAAGACCCTGGTTTGACGGCTATCTTGAGGGCCTGATTGACGCTGAGTTGATGGGCTACACGCTGCTCGAACTGGGCGACCTGGTAAACGGTGAGTTTGTAAAATGCTCCGTGTTTCCGCGCCGCTACGTGATTGCCGACCGCCGCGAGATGATCACTCACCCCGCCATGCTACGCGGCGCGCCTTACGATGATGCCGTTTTAGAGGGTTTTCATATGCTCGAGGCGGGCGATCCGGCCGACCTGGGCACCATGCAGCTGATCACGCTCGAGGTGATCTATAAAAACTTCAGCCGCGCCGACTGGTCAGATTTTAACGAGCGTTACGGTAAGCCAATCCTCGACATTGCAACCGACACCAGCGACGACCAGGAAACAATGAAAAAAGTGGCCATGGCAAGCAGCTTCGGTAGCAACCTGTACATTGTGCGCGACTTCGACGACCAGGTTAATATCCTGGAGGCAAAAAGCACTAGCAGCAACGCGGCAAACTTTGAGCGCTCTATGCGGATGTCGGATGAGTATATCAGCAAAGTCATCAACGGGCAAAGCGGTACATCCGACGAAAAAGCCTTTGTGGGCAGTGCCGAAGTGGGCGAGCGCATTTTGAACGACTACACCAAGGCCAGGCTGCGCCGGATCAGCAACCATATTAATTACAGTTTGATCCCCCTGATGGTCAAACTCGGTTATCCGCTTGCTGATTGCACCTTTGAGTTTGTTATTGAGGAAAAGCGCGACGACACAAACGCAACGCAGGAACCTGTTAACCGCCTCGTCGCGCAAAAAAAAAAGACTGAGCTGATTTTTTCGCCCGACCTGCAGCCTGTTGCGGCCTCGGCGCTCGACTCATGGCTAAGGCGCTATTTTGAGGGCACTGTGCAGGGGGTTGACAAGACCATGTGGCAATTTACCCTTCGCAGGCTGTTGCGCGCGCTGAGTGACGTTGGCATGAGCTACGAGGCCACATATCAGTATGCCGACCTTGCGCGCACACTGAGGCATGACGCAGCAGTTTTTGCGGCTTTTAAAAACCACGACGAGCAGCAGGCACTTGCAAAACTACTCGTTGGCGCAGACGGTAAGCCCGTTAACTGGCAAACTTTTCGCAAGGCGGCGGCCCCGTTGACCGAAAAATACAACCGCGAGTGGCTACTGACTGAATACAGCCAGGCGCAGGCAAGCGCGCAGATGGCCGTCAAATGGGAAGGGTTTCAGGAGGCAAAAGACCTTTATCCAAATTTGCGCTACGACGCCGTTATGGACGAGTTTACCCGCGACGACCACGCGGCACTTGACGGAACCGTTTTGCCGATTGATGACCCATTCTGGAACCGCAACTACCCACCCAACGGCTGGGGCTGTCGCTGCACGGTAACACAAACCGATAAGCCGGCAACCAGGAAACCAGACTTTAAACCCGATGCCGGATTTAGGTTTAACCCCGGCAAGGACCGCAAACTATTCGACGACAAAACCTATAAAGATGTTGACGAGGCAACAGCCCTCAACATCCGCGCCAGCGCCGAAACGCTGCTAAACGATTACCTCGATGAGCAACGATAACCAGGCCCTGCTCAACAGGCTGAGCAAAATAGAGCGCGAGTTTCCGGCCCTGCTTGCGCGCGCGCCGCAGGTGCTGCGCGTTGAGGGGCTGCAGTTTATTGCCGACAATTTCCGCGTGCAGGGCTTCCAGGACAAGCCCGGTAGTGTGCAAAAGTGGAAAAAAAAGCAGGTAAAAGACGCCAAAAAACCAAACCTGATCGGCGAAAAACGTGGCGGATCGCTGCGCCGCAGCTGGCAGGCACAGGCGGGCAACAAGCAGGTTGTGTTTAGTAGCAACAGAATTTATGCAGGCGTGCACAACGAGGGCCTTAAGGCAGGCCGCCCGCCAGGGTTTACAATGCCCGAGCGCCGCATGATAGGCCCCAGCGAGGAGCTCAACAGACGCATAGGCGAAAAGCTCGACAAAATGATGGATGAACTAATACTTAAATAAATGAAAAAGTTTGAAGGTTTAAGCCCCCTGTACAAGGCCCTGAAGCGAGGCATTTACGACCTCACTGGCGTTGAAGACGTGAACTGGTTTCACGGCTACGAAAACATAGTTTTGCGCGAGCAGGGTATTTTCATTGATTTCCCTGACGAGATTTTGTTTGAGAAAATCACTAAGTCAATGAAACGCGCGCCTGTGCGCATACGCCTGCATGTGTACACAAAAGTGATTCGAGACGTTGACGGTTATGTGCCACACGAGCAGGCCGAAGCGCACGACACCTTTGCGCTGATGGTGCGCGATCAGCTTGATAACAAAGGACTTTTTGAAGCTGAAGGCGACTTTTATGCCGCTGATTTTGATAATGAAGATTTTTTTATTTCGAATCCGCAGGCGCAGCAGCTTTGCCGCGCCCTGAGCTTCACCGGCTGGCGCTATTATCATTATTTTGAGGGGCAGATGGTTACCTTTGTTGAGTTTACGACCGAGGTTGAGGCATAGCATAAAACCGTAAAAACAAAAGCCGCCCTTGTGAGGCGGCTTTTTTGTTGGTGATCATTTTCCTGTAGTCAGGAAGATGATTAATGTTTATTGCGTTTTTTGATCGCTGTAAGCAGCTCCCTTAATGTGCGATATGTCATTAATGTATTATGCTTAAAATCACCAGTTAATGAATCGCTTGATTCAAACACTATTAGTAGCATTTCTTCAAGGGTTTCTTCAAATATTTCAATTTTAGTCGTGCTGGTTATGATTTTTATTATATCCCCATCTTCCATATTAACAAGATTTTTGACATTGTTTGCAACGAATAATTATGCGTATCATAGTAATTTCTGAGAGTATAATTGCGCCATACCGTATATTTTGGTTTGGATGGCAATTGCAAGTGATTCTGGTGCGGTAACTAACAAAGCCCAAATCAGTGTACTTGCTGATTTCCGTTGTTAGTTCACTCTTTTTTGCTACATAAACTTTCATTGGCTAACCCCTTTCAGAATAAGCTGAGTGCCAAAATTGCGTGGTAAAATCATGTCCATGTATTTGATACGTTGCCTTTTTTTATAGGCCATTTTATTCATAGCAATGTACTGGGCCATTTCGCGGCTCACATACAAAACACGGCTAAAACTTAAAAAATGATTAGGGTATTTTCTTGTTCTTACATAAGCACTGCCACCCGTCGAAAGGCCAAGTTTCGACAGCAACTCGCGGTATGGAATCAGTTGGCGATCGTTTACAATGATTATAGGAAGCCCTGATAAATTTAACTCGTAACTTCCTGTCTTACGAATTTCAGGCAAAACCTCCGAGGCTACCCAGTTAGTGAATTTGTCCGCCTCGGGTTTGTTGCTTCTGAAAGCAACCTTGTACATTGCGGGTTCGTTAATAACATTAAACGACTGAACGCCTGAAGGGGTTGTAAGTTTTACAACCCCTTTCCAGTTATCTGGAATTTTCGAAAGCGTTCTTTGTCCATACCAACTAATTCCAAGTGTTTTAAAAACATCTTTAGCAACGAACATTGGTTGGTCATTCAGCACCACTGTTCTGATTGCTTGTTGATCTGAGTTTTTAAACTCGATGGGCAGTAAGTTGCCGGCTTTGTTAATCTTTTCAGTTTGCATATCGAAAAGGTATTAAATATATAACCCCGCTTAGGTGTGCAAACTCAGTCAAGGACTGGATTATCGCGCTTTCGCCACGATTCACCTTACGGGGTTATGTCATTAATAATTGTCAGTAATCTCCCTGACCTGAGTTTGCAAGGGCAAAGATAAGTATTAAATAGAATTTGTCAAGTGTTTTTTAAGGGGTGGTAAGTTTTGCCACCCCTTTGCAATTGTTGATTTATTAACTAATACCCATTAATTTCCATCAAGTCAACTACTCTCCATTCGCCATTGGTTTTTTTAAGCTTTATTTGATAATACTGCCGTATCATGGCCCCAAAGCTATTTTGTGCGTCAACATAAAGCTGCACAATGTAAATATCATCTTTGGGATAGTACCAGTATTTGCTTTCGTTATAGCCGCTAAAACTGGCCGTTTTTGGGCTTTTCAAACCTTTCAATATTGAGGCCTTTGCCAGTTCAAAGGCATAAGCCGCGGCGCGGTTCTTTTCGGCAAGGGCAACGCGCTTGGTGTGCGCGCCACGGGTGGCCAGCAAACTGTCGGTTCTGTGTGCTTTGGCGCTATCCGTTATTTTTTCACGCAGATCTGTGAGGGTTTTAAACAGGCTGTCAACTTCGGCCACTGTTTCGGCTTTATCCAATGCCTTAGCAATTGTTTTATAGCTGGTCAAAGGTTGCGATTCTTCGTTTTCCAGCAGCGCGTTAAAAAACACTATGACCCCAAAAATTACAATAATAACAATGATAAACTTTTTCATGATTCGTGTGTGTTTGTGATTACTTAAAAGGATTGATGTACTTTGCTTTTTCCTGCGCCTGCGAAATGATCTGGGCAAGCTCATGATCGCTCACCACGCGGCGCAGCTCGCGGCGGGCGGGTGTGTTCAGGTAGTTGAACAGCGTGCGCCTGGTAAACCTGTATTGAGGCTCAATAACGCGCGCATAAATCGTTTTCGCGTCAATGCCTTTGTCCTGAAAAAACAGGTAAACAGTTTGCACTTCAACAATTACTTTTAAAAGATTCGTGTTATTGTAGCCCATAAAATTACGTTTTTTTGGTTTCGTTAATCAACTCGATCATGTAATACGCGATCGCTTTAATGCTTTGCGCGGTGTGGGCACAGTTGCCCGAGGTGAGGCGCGAGGCCTTTTCGTGTATGCTCTCAAATGCTTCCAGGAGGGTTGCGAGTTCGGGGTTCAGGGTATCGGGCTCCTGGTTCCGGGTGGTGTATGGGGCGGGTGTTTCGCTCATCGTTGTTTGTCAATTTGTTCGTTAATATTCATCAATAGGGTTTCCTCATACACTGCGCTATCAACAAAGGGGAAATTGTCGCAGGTAACCTGCAGCGCATATGCCGCGGATAGTGATAGCGACAGCCCCGTTTTTTTGTTTGGTTTGAATCCTCTGCTGCGCAGCTTTTCAGTTATCTGGAGCAGCTCCTGCACAAGCATCTGGTGGTAAACATCGAGCTCAGGCGCCGGCTTGAAGCTCGAAACAAATGCAGTTAAAATAGTGCGCAGGGCCGTGGCCTGCTCGCGGCTGTCGAGCTTTACCTTGATTTTTTTGTTGAGCAACATGGCAAGGCCCGTGTGTTTGTACAGCACTTCAGCGGCCTGGCCGCTGTATGTGGTTGTGATATTGTCAGCCATGATCAGATGTCTTTAGGGGTGAAAATAAACAGCAGCGCGAAAAACACGACGATAAAAGCCACCGGCGCCCAAAATGGCGCGGTGATGGTCCACCAGCCGAGCTTTACAAGCCCTGTTAGGCGGAGCGTTAAAAGGATAATAAATGCCGCAAGCTGTGTGCGAACAATACGGCGGGGTGTGGTGTACTCTGTTTTCATTTTTTTAGAGATTATTTTGCAATTTTAAATTGTGCGAATCAAAGCTGGCATTAAAACGCCAGCTAACAGTCAACAACCTCCACGCATTCGCGCAGTAGGTTGTTTTTGTGTTACCGTCACTCAAAACATTCCCATAATAAAAGCCGCCACGGTTCCCCATAATAGCCCCAGGTAGGCCATGTAATGCACCCACTCAGGTATCACGCGGTCGGTCCAGGCAGTTGCGCCAAGGTAAAAGAATGACCTGCCCAAAGACATATTGATGATGCCATTGTAAACCGGCCAGGCGAGCAATGCGGCCAGCAACACCCACGCGGCTGGAACCTTCAGCAGCAGCATCACAAGCCACACACCGCCGCGGATCAGCGCACCCGTGCGGTGCCAGCGGCGGCTCCATAGTTGCTTGCCCGCGCGCCCGGCGCGCTCCCAGGCAATAAATTGCACGTTGTAAACCGCCATCAGCAGCATTATCACCAACTGTATGGCAATAACCAGGTAAATAATTGTCGTTGTTGTCATGTTTAAAGGGTTTTTAAATTGTGTTTAATCGTTGTTTTCAATGTAATATTCAGCCACACGCTTACTGCCCCGCACCTGCACCATACGCGTCTTCACGGCGTGGCCCATCCGGCGCAAATCGTAGATGCGTGCCGATGCACGCAGGCATCCAAACTCGCGAAAAATGTGCAACGGAGTAAGGCTGCGGCCCCGTTGCAGGGCCCGTAGGATCATCTGATTTTGTGTACCTACTCTTTCCTGTTCGGTGGGGTTTAATTGTTCCATAATTCGGCATTTAAATAGGTTTCTGCATACTTTTTTTGAGTGCCAGGGTAAAGCGAGCTTTCGTACTTCAAAATGAAGTTGTAGGCCCTCACCTGGTCGGTGGCTTTTAAGCGCTGCCAGGCCCTTTGTGTGCGCTTTTTCGAACTCCTGATTTTTTCGTTGTACTTATCCCAAAACATCTCGAACGTAATGTTTTGCTTTATTTCGGTGAAGACTGCCGTGGGCGATGTTTTTAAAAACTTCTCAATATCGGGCAGGTCTCGGGGAAGCTGGCGCAGCAAAAAAACCTGTTGCGCCTCGCTTAGACCGGCCCCGCTCTGGTCAAAGCTCTGAAGCAAACCATCGTCGTTAAACACGAAGGTCACCTCACCCGTAAATGTAGTACTCGTCAGGCTGTAGTGTTTCATCACACAAGGGTTTTTGTCATTAACTCAAACTGCGACACCAGGCGCGGAAGCTCGTCAATGGTGTAGTCCTGCATCGGTTTGTGGCCGTAGCTGTAACTCACCATCCACTCGTCAAGCCTCGCCATGTCAACCACGGCGCGCCGCTGTGTGGCGCTGTATGATGTCCAGCCTATTGTGTAGCACAGGCTCAGTATGCGGCGCCTCATGCGATTTCCGGCCTCCACGTCAACCGACACCTGCACCTGCGAGCCAGGGCTTGCAAGGCGAAGCAACCGCTGCATTTCGTCGAGCGTAAGCTCGCCGCAGTGCTCGGTGCGCCCGTCGCTTGCCTGGCTCACGAGCAGGGGTTTCATGTCCATAATGCCACGTTTGGCAAGTGCGGCGTGAAAGCACCTGATCATGTGTTTTGTTGGGCGGTCATACTCACTTACGGCGGTCATGGCGATATGATTTTACACGTGTGAAACTAAAGCCGCCCGCGGCGCACACCCGCTCAAGCAGGTCAACCGTAAGCTTGTCGTTAACATCAATATAGCCCTCAACGCGCCTGCTGGAGTTTGTAAATGTTGCGTGGTCGAGTTTGTAATAAGCGCTGAGCCTTCTTAGTTTGGTGCCATATGCCCGGGCAATTTGAGTTGCCACCTGCACGCGAAGCACGTTTTCGCGCTTGCGCGATCGGCCGTGTTGCGCCAAAAAGTCATCACTTAACACGAGCTCCTTGCAAACAATCTTATCGAGCCGCTGCAGCCGCTGCATCCAGGCGGTGTTTTTACTTGCATTGTATTTCATAGCATTTTAATTAATTTGCCTACCAGCAAGCCGCTAATGCCTCCAAGCATAGCGCCCGTAGAATACACAATACGCTCACGCCCGGAGCTGATGCTGATGCGGCGCACGTTCATGCTCCACAGATAGCTGATGCCAAAGCCGCACACGGCCACACCGGCCCATGCCTCGCGGCTGATGAACCAGGTGTTGGCCGTTATGAGGGCAACCTGAAAGTAGGCGGTGATGAATAGTTTTATCATTACCTCTTGCTTTTACGTTTTAGTATGTTTCGCCTTTTGCGCGCTGCCCTGCGTTGTGCGGCGGGAGTCATGTAAGGATGTTTTGCCGGATAAAACTCTACAGAAGGAGAATCTACTAACAAAATATCTTGATAGACAGGCAAAGAACTAAGCATGAAAATATCTGGGCTGATCATTTTTCCTCCATTCTTCCCTGATCCTCGACATCAACTACCACCGGAAGGCTCGCAAAATTCAATAGTATGCTTTTATCCTTGCTCATCGAATCCTTGCGGGCAAAGCTCACAGAGTAGGATATTTCGCGGTTTCCAAACGACTCCACAAACATCTGCATTGCTTTTTGCCAGCGCTCATCATCGTAATTATCGCGCACCTTGAGCAATGCGGCAATACGCGAGGGCGTGAAATCGCCCTGTCTGTTGCGCTCCATCAGCGCGGCAATGGTGCGGTAGGTTTGCAAGTCTTTTTTCTTTACCTTATCCTCAAGGAACTCCTTAAGCAACTGCTCGGCCAGTGCGGCGCGCTCATCGTATTCAGGTATCGAATTCCTGTCGAGGCTCACGAGCTCGCCGGTTTTGCTGTGCCGCAGACTAAAACCGCCCTTTGAGTTGCTACGGATGTCGCCATAACGGTGTGCTGTTTCTCTGAACTCGTCGAGCTGCTCCATGCAGTAGTTCTTAAACTGCTGCATCTGGTGCTGAAGCACCATAGCACGTGCAACAAGTGACTGCACCAGGTTATCACGTTTCTTTTCGTATGCAGCGCGCTCTTCAATGCGCGCCAGCCTTTCTTCCGCCTCGCGCTGGGCGAGCAGGGCGCGCAGTTCGGCCGCGCTCAATTTTGATAAGTCAATCGTTTCTGACATATTTAAAAAATTAGGGTTAATGATTAATTTTTCGGCTTTCGGCCGCGTTTTACAACGGGCACGTCAAACCCATTAGCGGTTCCAATGGTTTTTAACGTCTCAGGCATTTCGCGCAGCAGGCGGCGGCCCTCGCTAAACTCAAGAATCTCGAGCGTTACGCTGTCGCGCTTTTCAAACAGGTAAGGCAATATGCCCGTGTTCCTGGTTTCGGCAACCCGTGTTTTGCGCACCGTGTTTACCTGAAAACAGTCGGTTTTATCACCGGCGCGGTCAATGTAGTAGATTTCGTTTTGGTCTAGCTCAAACACATAGCGCGAGCCCTCATGTAGCGCAAGTAGTGCCGTTGCGCTCTTGTTAAATACAATTCCGCGGGCATGTATTGTAACCGTCGGTGTACCGAGGCCGCAGCGCGAAACAAGCGATGGAGTTATTGTCTGTTTCATTACTGCGCCTCCTTTGTAATTGCAGCCGCCACTTCGCGGTCAACCATGAGCTGCCCGCGCTCAATGTCGCCAATCATCATATCAACACGCCTTTCGTGTTCAACGCATATCTGCGACACAGGCTTTGTTTCATAAAAACAGGTTTCGACGCCCGTTTCCCTTAATTTTTGAAGATGGCGCATTTGGGCCACCTGCTGAAAAAATTCTTTGTACATGGGGTTAAAAGGTGTTTGGATAAAAAAACGCCTCGCGAATTACCTTACCGTCCAGCAAATCGAGGCGTGTTTGCCGGCATAATAATTTGTGCTGCAGCAGGCTCACCCGCCTGTTGCGGGTTTCAATGTTGAGTCCTTTGTCGGCCTCAACTGCATCAATTTCTTTGTTTAACTGCTCGATATTTTTATTCAAATCGCTCCGCAATCGTGAATTTTCAACCATGTGCCCTAACTTTTTTTGTGATCAGGCCCGAAGCCATTTTTTCATACGAACAGTGAATTATTTGCCAAATGATGGCATCCGGATAGGTGTCAATTTCGCGGTGCATCGATTCATACCAGCTGCGCATGATGTCAGCCGCCATGGGGCTTTGCCGCGCCTGCATAATAAATGCCTCATCAATAATTGCCCACTGTTGCTTCCACCAGCTCCAGAACGTCGGTTCACTCAAAAACTCCTGCGCCACCTCGCCCGATACGGCAAGATTTTCCATATATGCGCAGGCCTGTTCAAACATGAGTGCGCTGTGGCGGCGGCGGTCAAATTCAAGCAGCCTGCACACCTGGTGTGCAAGCTCGGCCTGCCGCATTTCGCGTTGTTCTTTAATTGTGTGTTTCATTGCTGTTCGGTATTTTGATAAAATTGTTGTGATCCCTCTTCCCAAATCACATAAGGTTGTCCGCCTCCATAGCGGCTCACGGGATAAGCCACGTAGCCCTCAACCCAAACTTTTACCATCGCGTCGTAGCGGATGCTTTTAGCAACACGACCTTCGGGAAGTTTGCCGTCGGCATGGCTCACCAGGATAAATAGTTTTCGTCTGAATGTGTCGCGCAGGCTGATGTAGTCCTGATACTTTAGTCCTGTGTATTGCACACTGTCTATAATGATAATGTCGGGGCTTTTCTGCCTTTTCAGTCGCGCAATCAGTTCGTGCACCGGCTCCTTGTCAAGGACTATCATACGCCTGCTCACGGGTGTAAAATCAACTGCGTCAACTGCGCGTTGAAAGCTCAGCGATGCGCCCTCCTCGAGGCTGTTGTATGCCACACGGCCAAAACGACACATGTATTTTGCAAGCTGCAGTGCAAAGCGTGTTTTGCCGTTGCCGCTGTTGCCCCAAATGAGCCATGCGCCTGTGATTTCAGGCTGCCCCAAAGCATCAGCCCAGGGGCCCTCAAACTCGAGGCCTCTGAACCTTTGCTTACTTAGCTGGCTTATTGGTATGGCGCGTTGTTTCATGCTTCCTTCCTTAGCTCATGATAAATCCTGCGCAGGCTATAGTCGCTGCGGATGATTAGTTTTTGTATGTCTGTAGTTCCGGGGGCGTTGGCCTGTATAACCTGCGCAGCGTGTGCCATACGAAAATGCTTGAGCTCGGCCTCGGTGTCGGGGCTTACTCGTTGATAGCGGCTTCCATAGCGGCTAAACAGCTCGGTATAGCCCACTTTTTTGTGCTCAATTGAGCGCCTGATCTTCTCCCTTAGACCGTCTGCACCCATCATATACCATCCGCAGGCACCCTCGGTTGCGTTCCATAGCGCTTTTAGCTCCAAAAAAGCGCTATAATCCAAATCGCCTGCCTCGTCCAAAATGATAAGGGGCTGCGGGAGTGCACGCAGATAAAACACCAAGTCTGCGTACACATCACCATAACGCCCCGTGTGGCCCACACCAAATGATTGCGCAATGTGGCGCACAAGCTTTTGCTTGCTTTTTACCTGCGAGCAGTCAACATAGGCGGTGTTTTTGTGTGTTGCTGCATAGTGACGTGCGGTGAAGGTTTTGCCGATGTCGGGTGCGTCGCAAAGCAGGCGGCTGGCCGCATTGATTTTGCAAAATTCAAGCTGACCCATAATGAACTGAAAGGCGCCGGTTACGGCAACCTTCCACTCGCGCTCGTTGTCCAGCTGCACGCCCAGGCGGCGGGCAAGGCTGATCCAGTTTGCGTCTGATAACACGTTTGTTGTGTCGCCGTTCTTTATACGGCTGTATGCTGCCGGGTTTATGCCTAATGAGTTGGCAAACTTGGCGTCCGAGCCTCCCCAGTTTTTGCGCCTTTCGGCCAGGGCCCCTACTACCCTTTTTTGTAATTGATCATTCATTTTTGTGGTGTTTTAAGGTGTTTTAAATATCGTTTAAGGCCTTGTTTTTGTAATACTCAGCGCCATACATTGTCATCAGTTCGTCAAGGGTGTTGTCGGTTGCCCGTGTTGTTTCGGCTATTTCAACGGCGGCCTCAATAGCGCTGGCCATCTTCGAGCTTTCAATGATTTCGATGTTTCGCAATATCTTGCCCTCGATGCCCTCGCGCTCCATTTTAAAGAATCGCGCCTGCCTCACCGCCTGTGACTGCCTTACCGCCTCGTCTGCCGGAGTGCGCTCGGCCTTTGCCTCGTTATATCCTTCAACGCGGGCCGCACGGCTCAGGAAGGTGTCGCCCTGGTATAAATAAACCTCGTTGATTATGCCGTCAGCTCCGGGCACATAATAAGCCTGTACCGAGTAGTTATTTGCCTTCAGGTGTGTAAGCACCGAATAGCTGTCAATTGCATACTTTTCATATTGCACCGTAACAAAATCGTTGTTTCTAAGGCTTGTTTGTGTGCTTAGCCCGAGGTAGCGGGTTAGCTTGTAGCGCTGCGGGCGTCCCAGGTCGGGGTTTATGTTTTCGACTAGCACCTGCCAGCGGGTTTTGCCCGGGAACATTTTCTGATTTGGGTGCAGGCTGTGGTTGTAGCGGCTGATGCTTTCGCGCTCTTCGGCGTCGAGCCGTTCAATGCTCAGGCGGGGCTGCTTGTAGTCCTCATCTTTGCCCTCGCTCTTAGTTTTGTAGGCCCCCTTGCCGTTCCAGCGCCCGATGCCCACCTGGTGACGCTTTTCGTCGCCGTATTTTTTGCCGCGTATCAGGTGCTCGGCACGTTTTGAGCGCGACAAGCCCGGGGCCGTGAAGGTTACATATGCAAACATGGCGCGCAGCTCCTCCTCAATGTCTTTCATAAGGTGGTTTTCGACCTCCACCTCGGCGGGCCACATGAGGTTATTTGCCTCCAAATTGCGATACATATCACGGAAGCACTCCCACACCATGCCAACGCTTGGTTTTTCAACGCTTTGAGTACTACCCAGGATAGCGCCCGAAAGCACGTCAAAAGCCACATATGAATTATACCACTTGCCGTCAATAGTTTTGCGGCTAAAGGTGCGGTCATCCATCGTGATTTTTGACAAACTGTACTGAGGCAGCCGGCGGTGGTTAAAGGGCGTTGCCCGCGTAACGTGGTCAATGCGGTTATTGCGCAGCCGGTCAATGATCACCTTGTTTGCCGGGTTGTTCACCACGTTCCAAACCGTTGCGCGACTGATACTTATAAAGGTGTCCTTTGTATTATCAAAAAAATCGGCCCTGTCAAACAGTTGGCCTGTTTCGGAGTCCACAACCTCAAGCTGTCCCGATACAAAACGGAGGTAATAATCATGCACCCAGTCAATGAAAGGCAGGTTTTTCATGCAATATATTGAAAGCAATAGGCGCTCCATCTGATCATTAACCTTGCGGCTGTTTGTGTTGCAATAGCCTTTATGTATCAGGCTGTCGTAGCCGTGCGACATATATGCCTTCAGCTTCTCTCGCAGGCGCACGGGGTTTCCCGGAAGCGAGTGTGGGAACTCGTCTTTATCAAGCTCGTTAATTGCATGCGCTGCCATTTCCCACACATTGCGGGCGTTGCTGCCAAGGCTTTTTGCGCGTCCTTTCACCTTGCCCACCATACCCGATATTGCGTTGAGCAGGGCCGCGTTGGTGGTGTATTCAACCTGCACCTTTGCCGGAAGCCTGCGGCCATCTTCAAGCTCGTAGGCGGCAAAATAGGTGGAGGCCTTTGCGTCGGGTGTAAATAGGTCGCGCAGTAGGTTGCGCCGCAGGGCCTTGTCTGGCTCGCCATACTTATCTATATAGCGGGCTTTTATGTCGTCACGCAGCAGACTCCATGATAACAGGGCCGGGCCAGCCGGTGACCCGCGGCGCACCCTGATATGAGGGCTTCTGTTGATGTATTTCTTAAGTGCATCGTAACCAATAACAGGCATTTCGCCGGCAGATAGTTCCGGCACAGACACACACCTTATGTTATCGTATAGCTCCACTAGTGATATCTTATTGATAAAAAAAACCACTCAGATAACCGCGGGAGGCCTCACCCCCGTGGTTAAATTTGTGCCGCTTATCCACACTGTACGCGGCGAAACTCCTCCCTGTCGGCGCGGTCTTCATGATTGGGGTTTTTCTTGAACTAACTGATTCATTTTTTGGGCGAGGGCGCTACGCTCCTCTATCAATTTTATAATCTCAGTTGCAATCATGTCCGGCATCCGCCTGTGGCCATTTAAGATGACTCCAATCGTACTTTTTTTATAGCCGGTTCTGTTAGCCAAAACCTTCGTATCACCGTGTTTCAACTTTTTCTTTACTTCGCGGTTAGCGGGGTACTTGACAACTGTTCGCAT